AAACGATTCTGTACAATGTCTACATACGGAGCGGTGTGTTTAGCGAAGATCTCTTTGGCTTCTCCTAAAGTCTTGACGTTATTGAATCCCTTGTCTTGACTTCCAGTATCGAAGGTAGGATCATCGTTAATCCATTTCTCCCACTCTTCTTTTGACCAGAAGACACCCTTGAAAAAATGTCCTTTGCAATCTGGACAATATTCATGCTCAATTCTTTTCTGTTCACCGAATGAGTAGCAGGAGAAGTCTTTTTTATGTTCATGTTTGCAATTCATTTTATTTCCTTTCGTAGAGGGGGAGAGATTCAGATTTCTTGTTCCCTGAATCTCTCCCAAATGGATTTCTTGTTCCCCATCCTCTAGCTATTGTTTTCGTTTTTGTTAAGAATGTAGTCAGCGGCTTTTTGCGCTTTTTGAGCGGCTTCCACAACCAGCTTTACATTGTCTTTGAAAGCCTTGCTCCAATGCTGAATGTAAGCGGCAGAGTTATCAATTACTTTAGTTTCGATTCCTGCCATTCCACAAAGCATAGCGGCTGTCATTTCGGCTACAAGCTCTTCCTTGCTGTAAGCATGATCCTCTTCATCTGGACGATTCAAGCGGCTTTCATGTTGCGTAGAATGAGCCAATTCGTGAAACTTGGTATTGTAGTAATTCTCTTCTGAATCGAAAGAATTTTTAGGCGGCATGTTAACCAAATCTTCACTTCTCCGATAATAAGCGGAAGATCCCTGATGCCTGATGGTCGGTAGATTAGGCATGTTGTTTACGATCTCTTCACATTCCTCAATCGGATTGAAGTCAATCTGGTCAGTATCGTTTTGAACCTTGCTAAGATCCAAGTCTTCACATTGCTCCGTATTGAAGACATTGTAGTAGCGGAGCACAAAGCGTTTCTGCATTTCGCTACCGTCATCTGTCTCTACCTCTTTATCATAGACTTTCCAGAAAACAACCAGTCTGGATTTTTCACCCTTCTTGACTTTGCCACCAAGCTTACGGCATTGGTTGAAGGTCAACCAGTAAGGTGAATCAAACGGAGCGAAAGCCAGCAAGAACACGTTGATTCCTCTGTAGGCTTTTTTTGAAACAAGGTTATGCGGCATACGTACATTCCATGCGGCTTTCCAAGGTTTATGCCAGGGAATCTCACCATTTTCAAGACTTTCAAGGATTCTCTGAGTTACAATTTCGTAGACTTTGTTACTCATTTTTTTTCTCCTATTTAATGGTTTGTGGTTTTGGTTTTTTTCCATCGTTTCTAATTTCATTCTATCTTATATAAGGTACATTGTCAAGCTTTTTTTAGAATTAATTTATTTATTCTAATCTATTATATAAGCAAGTTTCGTGCCAAACACCCACTTGTAATAAAATCAGATACTTACGGAGATATACCATAAAAAAAGGTGACAAAAATTGTCACTTTGACAACAATTTGCGTCACCTTCTATTAGCGTCTATTAGAAATCTATTAGAAATCTATTAGAAAAAAACCTTCAATTTTTCTTCGTCATGGTCAATGATATGCTCCTTGCCTAGCGGCTCAAGAAGCGTCCTTATTTTGTTGACGAAAAATTTTTCAATCATGGTTTCGTGATCATACTGGAGCACGTCATTAAACTCAATGGGCCATTCTTGAAATGTTATGGTGTCAACTTCAAACGGATTCTTCTTGACATAGATAACCTTTGCTTTTAGACCTTCTTGAATGTCCTCATACTTATCCTTGATATCCAAATGATCTAAAAGAGTCCTGTAATTGTAGACTCCCTTGACATGCCAAGGAGTTCCCTTTACTGGTCTTCCATGAGGATGTCCATCGGCTGGTTTAATGTACTTGCGGATATTGTTTATTCCTACGTTTGCGGCTAGCTCCTCTGGAGACATCTCCCTTAGTTCCTTGCGATACTTACGGATGGTAGCGGTTATGTTTTTATCTGGTTCCTGTTTAACAATCATCTCCATTACTTTTTTCAAACGTGGTCTAATGGCTTCTGAGCTATCGCTTCTAACAATCTCTAATCCTGTAGTCTTTAGCTCATCCTTTGGTACTCCTTCTTTATCTACAAGATAGTAAGAGTATTTCTTCTTCTTCACGAATAGAGCGGATTGAGCGATAATCTCTTGTTTGAATCCTATCTTAAAATCATGTACTTGAGAATTGTAATCTCTCAACTGGACTTCATTGAAGATCCTATCGTCAATGTACTTTTCAATGATGCTAGAGATTTTCTTAATCCACATTATTTTTTCTTCTCTATCAAAATTACTCCATGCATCACCTAGTCCATAATCTTTAATCCATTCTCCCAATCCAACAAATAGAGAATCAGTATCAATGTACTTTACGTAATCCTTATCTAGAACTGGAGGAGCACCAATAAATCCCAAGTCCTTCAAGATCTCTATAAGATCTTCGTTTGGATCATTTAGAAGCTCATTACAAAATACTTCTCCCTGTTTGATGGTGTGTCTTCCTCCAGCGGTAATAGCAGAAGCAATATGAACATTAAAGTATCTGGAATACGGAACACTCATAATACCAAAGAAAGCGTTCATCATAATTTTGAGAGCACTTTGCAATGAGTCAAGTTCTCTTTCACGCTCTTTGTGTCTTTGCTGTTCTTTACCTTCTGTCTCATTTGCTTTGTGTCCATGTTCATCTCTTTTGCCTTTTACTTCTTTTCGTTTAAAGAACACATTCTTCTCGACTTGTGCCACAACTCCTTCTTTAGTAGTGGAGAATATAGCTCCGTTAGGTGCAATAGCCAATAGTCCTCTTTTCAGAGCGGTGTTAAATTTTTCCAATTTAAATTTGTCAACTTTTACAACTTTCCATTCTCCTTTTTCTTCTTTCAACATTTTAAATTCACCGAATTCTCTTCTGGCAACATTTTTGACTACCTGATATTCAGGCATACCAGAGACTTTACCAACAAAGGTTTCAAGAGACATGTTCAATGTGATAATATGGGATGGATAGCTACTTGTGATATCAACATCCACTACCCATTGGTGCAATCCTACGTGTGGATCTTTAACATGTGCCGCTTGAAATGGTTCCTGATTTCCTCCATAGAAATGAGGAGCACAAAGATTATTTCTCCTGTAGTGAGTTAACATCAAACCGTCAATCAACTGGGTTTGAGCGTTGTAGAATTTCATAGGAGCTTTGCAAAGAAGACTTAAAGCTTGGATCATTCGGATATACCCTAGCTTGTTTTCCAAGTCATGCACACGTATGGTATCAATGGCATTGTATTCAATGTAGGTATTCCAGTCATTCTCCATTAACTCATTTAGGTTCTTATATTCTGACCAGTCAAGTTTTCCCTTGCCTAGTTCTTTTTGGCAGACATACTCAAGTGTGTATCTCTCAAGCTTCTTTCCATACCAGCGATACACATTGTAGTAATCCAGAATAGTAACTCCTCCCATGTCAATGTTAATATCATTGGAAAGTTTTTGCTTCCAAATACTGACCTTCTTTATAGGAGACATGAGACTGTACATCTCCGCTCCTTCTTGATCTCCCCAAATATTCTTTGTTCTATTGATTATGTAAGGTAAATCGAAAGCCCAAATATTCCAGCCGCTATAAACGTCTGGTGCATTTTTACCATCTTCGTAATGTAAAAATTTCAGAAACCTTCTCAAAAGTTCTTCTTCCGATTCACAATGAACATACGTTAATCCTTCTATTCTGTTACCAGTATATTTGACTCTATTATTGACGTAGTTAAATCCAAACGTCATCACTTTTGAAGATCTACTATCTCTTATGGAGATAGCGGTTATGGGATCTTTTGGATTTCTATGATCTGGAAATCCTCCGTCTTTAGAGTAGACTTCAATATCTATGTAGTAGGTTCTCAAAATTGGAACATAGATATCTTCGTCTGGTATCCCATGATATCTTTCTGCAAGAAACTGAGTCTCAAACTTCACATTGTTTTCATAAAGATGACTGGCATTGTTAGCTTTATGAAATTTATGGTAGTCAAAGTAATTCTCAAATTCTTTCTTGTGTACTGGTTTTCCGTAGATTGTTTTGATGTCTGATTTTCTGGAAGGTAAGAAAAGATAAGGTGTCCAAGGAATTTCGGTTTTTAGATCTTCTCCTTCTAATTGCTCCCAAAGAAAATTCTATAAATTTATTTGTCTGGTCTATTATTTTTAATGCTTCTATTATCTTTCCATAATTCACCCCCTCCATTGGCTGTACACCAACCAGTTCTTCTGCCATTAGTTTAGGGAACACTTTTCGTATAAGAGGAATAGTCATTCTAGTCATTTCAGTTTTACCCATCTGTCTTCCCTTGGCAAATACAAACTTGCTATAATCATCTATTATGCTCATATAGCGAATTCCTCTTCTTTGAAAGTCCAATTTTCTTCTACTGTATTTTTGAACTCCTTGAATAGTGCCAGATCTGCTTGTAACTCTTTAATCCTCTCTTCTTGGTATATCAGGAAAGCAGGATGAATAGTAAATAAAACAGGAAAGTCTCTACTTGTTTCGTCAAGCTTATACTGCCTGAATGTTCCTCTTTGAGACATTATTCCATCCCAACTTTCTGTAAAGTAGTACTTAGCAAAGTTTCCTAGACAAAGTATCTTCTCTGGATTCACTACTTTCAAATATTTTCTGAGCCAGTCTTGGCAAGCATGTAGCTGAGATCTGGTAGGTTTTCCATTAGCGTTAGTTCCAGCTTTAACACATCTGCAATTAACAGAATTGATAATTAAAAAATCACTCCTTTTAAATCCAAGTTTTAGTATATTATCAGTTAATATCTTTCCTGCTTCTCCTACAAATGGTTCTCCTCCTCTTACCTCATTGAAACCAGGGGCTTCTCCTATAATCGCAAATCTATTGAACGGATTCCATAGAGGTTTTGCCATTCCGTTAGGATACAGCGTACATTTTTTGCAATTGACAAATTGAGTATCTAGTAATTGCAAAAGTCTTATTTGCTTTTTACTCAACATCGAATTCTTCCTTTTTGAAAAACTCTTCTTCTTCCCCAAGTCTCTTTTTAATACTTGCAAAATAAGGAGTTCCTAAAGCTTCACTTTCCATGTCATCAGTAGTTGAAGAAGCAGAAGACGAAAACCAAGACATAGAAGAAGAATGTTCATAGTCCTCCATTTCATCCAATATTCTTCTTTGGTAGTCTGAATATAATTGATGTTCTCCAGATAAATTTCCCACAAATTTACCAATAACTCCAGTTATTGCTCCTAAAGAAAGCCCTAATAATTGATTAATCATTTCCTTCTCTACTATCGTGGTCTACTGATCTTCTTTCATCTCCTGAAATTTCAGCATCCTGAATCCATTCATCCATTTCACTACGATCATACATTTTTAAACTCTTAGCATCCAGATAAAATTTATCGAATTGCCCCACTCTTCCTCCAAGTCTATTTTTAGTTATCTTGTAAAGAATTTCATTTTCATAAATCATCTGGTCTTCGTCTGTTCCCAGTATAGCCATGAAATCAGCGGTAGCAGGAACACCTAGAGATTCTGCTACGTAGTTAAAGTCAAGGGCTTCAAAATTAACAAATGTTCCTTGTCTATTTAGCTGTGATACAGATACTACAGGGATCTCAAATTCAAATGACAATGCTCTAAGCTCTTCCGCTATTCTCTTGACTACTGAATACATGTTATTCTCAACCTTGTAAGCTGTTTTCATTAAGTTAATGTAGTCAACATAAAGTATATGCGGAGTAATATCTCTCATTATCAATTCACGCAAAAATACCTTGAAATCTATTACAGAAGCTTCTCCAGTAGGAAACTGTTTGATGAATACTTCTCCTCTTCCTTCTCTTCTTCCAATTTCATTTAGTCTGCTTATCAATCTTTGTTTGTTAGGACGTGAAAGGTACATCCTGTTTATATCCATCAAAGAATAGATACCATCGAACCTTTGAGCAAAAGCATCCTCACCCATTTCCAGAGAAATTACTACTGGATTTAAGCCGTTAATGGCTTGTCTTGCGGCAAAATTAGCCATTGTGTTACTCTTACCACCATGAATTTTTGCAGTTAAAATACTTAGAGTAAAAGGAGGAAAGCCGTTATTAATGAACTCATCAAATATTGGGAAAAAGGTGGGAACTCTGTTTTCGCTTGCAGTAAAGATCCTTCTTAATCTGTCTTGTAGATGTCTAAAATAATGTAATCCCAAATTTATTTTTAGATCTTTGACTAGTGCATCTTCTATCCTGTCACGTATTCTATTACGTCTTTCTGGATCTTCTACTTCATCTACAGATTCAAGGATTGCACTTTTAAGGGCTTTCTCTTTTAAATAGTCATTCGATTGTTCCAATAAGAACTGATATCCCTCCGCTACATCAAACTCCAAAGTTTCTACTTCTTCTATTAAGTTTCTGAGTCCTTCTACTTCCTCCTCAGAAGAGTTTATTATAGAGTCTCTAGAGGGAAGTTCATTGTATTCACCAAAATAGTTCTTACAGAAATCAAAGGTATGTCTAATGTGAGGATCATCAAAATACTTGGCTTCAAATACAGAAGACACAAGAACTAAGAAGTCCTTATTACTTGTCATACCTTTGACAATAATTTTTTCTAGATAATCAGAATTTACACGTTCCATGTGGGTATTATACCAGAATTGGCTCAATTGTAAACATATTAAATTTTGTGAGTTTACTTTTTATTTTACTTATGTTAGTATGTTGATAATGTAAATATTTATAATAGGAGTGGTGTCTATGCCTAGTGAAAAAGAAATATTTGAAAGACTGATAGAAGAACATCCCATTGAAGAAATGGTAAAGTTCGATGAGACTAATATCCAAGAGAAGCTACAGGATAATACTTTTCAAGTCATAAAATATAAAGAGCTTTACTACAAAGAGCTTGACATATATGAGGAGCTTGAAAGAAAAATGGAAGCTTTAACAGGGAATCAGTATAAACATTACAGGTTCAACCAAGATGAAGAATGGAGCAAACCAGAAATTGAGAAATACTGTCTACCAGCCGATAAGAAAATAATCCAAATGAAGAAGATATTGAAGAAACAAAAAATAAGAGTTAGATTTTTTGAAATGTGCTACAAAGCCTTTGAACAGCAAGGCTGGAGAATGAAGACATATACGGATAGAGAAAGACATGGCATCTAAAGCGAGACTGGAATTATATAAAGACATACGAATAAAAATTCATACCAATTCACCAGAGTATATGAAAGCAATGAAGAAAGCCTTTACTCATAAGGTAAAGGATTACTATTGGATGCCGACATATCAAGCTGGAGTTTGGAATGGTGAAACATCCCTGATCACTAAAGCTGGCACATTTCCATATGGTCTGCTATTGGACTATTTGAGAGAGCACAAGAAACACAAAGACGTACAGCTAGAAGTAGATGACGAAGTAAAAAATTTATTCAAGGGAGAAGAGTTAGAGATTAACTATGATCTGTCTCTATTCCCACATCCCTACCAGAAGGAAGCAATTGAATATTGTTTAAGATACACCAAAGGAATTATCAGGAGTGCTACCGCTTCTGGAAAATCACTTGTCATCTCCTATATAATAAAGACACTACTTGATAATAGACCAATCACAAGAGTTAGAAGAGCCTTGATTATAGTTCCCTCAAAGCAGTTAGTTGAGCAGTTCTATACAGACATGCAGGAATATGGAATCAAGGAGAAGTATATCGGCAGGATATATGACAAGATAAAAAACAAACCTGTTCAATGGGCTAAAACAATTGTAATTACTACATGGCAATCCTTGAAAAACAATATGAAAAAACTGGATGACTATGACGCTATAATTGGAGATGAGTGTCACCAAGTAAAAGCCCATGAACTAAAGAAGATATTCTCAAAATCCAAAGCAAGGTACAGACTTGGATTTACTGGTACAATGCCTTTCGATGAACTGGAAACGCTTAATACAAAGGCTTTCCTTGGCCCAGTTTTAAGAGAATATCCATCTGGACTCTTAGGAGAACAAGGATATATAGCAAAGTGTAATGTGAAAATGTTAAATGTTGAATATCACTTAGGACTGGAAGCAGAGTATTACGATGACGTTAAAAGAGAAACATTTGAGCATAGATTCAGACTGGGATTAATAAAGGATCTTGTGAATTACTTAGACGATAATGTTTTACTTCTAGTTGGATTTCATAGGGAAGGAAATTTATTAAGATACCATCTTGAGAACTACACAAAAAGAAGTGTTGTGTTTTTATCTGGTAAAGATGACGTTGATCTAAGAGAGGATTGGAGACAGAAGATGATCCACGAAAAGAACATTGCTCTAATTGCTACATATGGAATTTTCCAGCAAGGAATTAATATACCCAATCTTAAATACTTGGTATTAACTGCTCCGTTTAAATCAAAGATAAGAGTTATCCAGAGCATAGGACGTGCTTTGAGACAACATGAGAGTAAAGAAAAAGGAGCCTTCGTTTTCGATATAGTAGATGACGTTAAATATCTAGCAAAACATGCCAGAGAACGTGAGTACTTCTATGAAAACGAAGGCTTCGATGTTGAGCAAATTACGTTTAACACTATGGAGCAAAATTATGATTTAGAAAAAATGTTACCTCTTTAATCATCCACCATCTCCTCATAATCAATATAACTAGTGAACTGACCTATCATTCCAAAGCTCATATCCCAAATGTAAGATTCAGCGGCATGATATCCTTTGATGTATCCCTTTCTATAGTGCCATGAATCCTCTGTAGCAATACTGGGAATCATTCTAACGACTGTTCCAGCATGAGTGTCCACATTGACCCATCTGATTTCTTGTTTCTTATGCTTGTGTCCAATATGGATTTCTCTGTATTTAGAATCTCCCCAAAGTTTAGGTTGCTCTGTAGCTATAATACTTGGAAGATCTCTGATAGGTTCTTCTACTCCATGAGTAAAACAAATTAAAGATTCTCCCCAAGGATAGAACTTTCTCCACTTAGGCCCGACATCCACGTTTACGTACTCATCATGTGCAAAAATTTCAGAGATAACGTCACATAGATAATATGAGACATTCGGATCATGGTTTCCTGGAATCCATACAATATCTACAGGTGCTACTTGTCTACAGTAGTCAATAGCTTTAATTACTGCTTTCTTGGCTCTGGTGTAGATTTTGATTAGACGTGAATCTGTATCAAGTGGATTGCGGTTTTGTGGAGTTAAGTTTGTTGGATCATCAATATGCAAGAAGTCATTCCCAAATGGAAATAGAATTCTTGACGGATTGTATCCAGCCGATTTATTTAGTAAGTCCTCAACTGCATATAGAAAAAGATTTTCAGCAATGTCTATATCGTAATCATGCATTGTTTCTTTTCCCCATGCCAGCATACCAAAATGAACATCCATCAAAGCTACTTCCAAAAGGTATCTTCCAAGATCTTCAATTTCTGGACGTGTTACTTTCGGAGTCCTCATCTTTGGTACTTCTTTAATAAGATTTCTAATGGCTTCTACCCATTCCATGTTATGGAGTTTGACTAGCCATACTTGAATCTTATACATGGTTACTGTTTTAGGCTCATCTACATAAATCGGTCTTCCTTGTTTATCATATTCCCCAGTCTCTTTACGGAGTTTCATAGTTACTTGCCAGCTACCAATATGATACCTGTCTACTTTCCATTGAGTCAAATCTACTTCTGCTACTTCCAAGGCTTGTTCTAAAGTAGTAATTGTAATTGATTGAAGGTCAAGTTTTGCTCTGTTTTCTGATGTTCTATTGAACTCCCTAAATTCCTCTGGAGGTTTATGTCCTTGTCTAATTGTGTTTTTCTTTAATGGTCTAATTATGCTTCTTATATATGCTTCGTCTACATCTAGTTCTTTGGCTAAATTTCTTCTATTAAAATCTGGATCTTTGTAATATTCCTCTTCTATTCTTTGTTTTTTATTCATATAGTGACCTCCTAATAACATGTTTATTTGGATCTTCTTCTTTCACTTCAAAATCCTTACATTTTTCTTTGGGTAGAAATATTTTTTTATGTGGGCAATATTTCACATCTTCCCAATACATCTTGCATCTATTACAAGGTGAGTTTATCAATTCTCTTTACCAAGTCCTCTGCTTGAATCTCCTTTGGAGGTAAAGCTACATCCTCCTTGTCTTTTCCTAACTGAGTACTCGCATCTCTGTGGGGTTGTCCAGCTTTCGCAAAATCTCTAGTGGTTTCTTTATCACCTACTTGAGTCATTCGCTTCCAAATGTTTTTCCATGTTTCTTCTGGAAACAATGATTTCATAGCTTGGAGTGTTTGAGAATAGTTATCGTAATCCTCCATTCCTCCAGCCATTTCAAAATGATCCCATGTCCATTCACCATCATCGTAATCCCAGTTTCTAGCAAATGTAGTCAATTTGTTGAAGTAGTCGGTAGGCTTAAACTTAGTGCCTATGAGGATATTCCCTGGTGGTCTATCGTCATCAGTTGATATTCCTCTTCCGTCATCTGGATAGTTATAAGCAGACCAAATTGTTTCGTCTATTTTTAACTTCTTCTTCATATATCCTTTTTGAATAGCAGATCCATTATGTCCATTTTTTCTAATTCTTTTCTTCTGTTCTTTTGCTCTTCTTTTTGTTTCTTTGTCATCTTTGCTATGGTTCCTTTAGGAACACGTTTAACTTTTAGCTTGGGTTGTGGTTTTACATATGGATCTTCTATTGTTCCTTCATCTGATAACTTCAAAAACCTATCTACCATTTTTCTTAGATTTTTAACAGAAGCTTGTAGTATAGTATTTCTATAAGCGTTTACCATATTTCCTTTTTCTATTTGCTCTACACTATCTAAAAGCTTTCTTGCTAAAAGAACTAAAAAATCATATGCATATTTTGCTAGATCCTGTATTTCCTTTGGTAGATTTTTACTTACTCTACGTCTTGCGCTCATTGCATCTTTTTCTAATCTAGGAGCGGCTTTCTTAACAGACTCTATTGTTTTCTTAGCATTTTCAGGTCTAAAGACACGTCCAAGATAAACATCTCTAGTATACTCTTTCATGGCTCTTTCTATAATACCCATTTCTTCTTTAATGTGTCCTTTCTCCATCCAAAAAGGAGTATTACTATTTAACTTAGCCAATGATCCAAGTATGCAATGTGCCGCTTCTGCCATGTTTTGAGCGGCTAATTCATATTCTGTATAAGGGCCAAACCTACCACCTGTAGGCATTTCACCGTACATGGTTTGAAGCGGTCATTGACCTTCTTTAAGAAATTGCTTTAGCTTCACTTCTCTTTGTCTTTTCCTCTCCAGTCCGTATTTCCGTAGTATTTGTCTTTAAGACTTGCACAAAATCCTTCTGGATCGTTTACCCTTCCCTTCATCTTCATAACACATGCATCAAAGAATCCTTTTTTCCCAGGTTCTTTTCCGATTGTCTTCCCAAATTTTTCTACAGAAGATTTTGTCCAGCCAGCGGTTTTAACAGCGGCTTCTGCAAGCTCTGGATCTTCCATGAATTCTTTTGTGTCTTGGATTAACTGTTCTACTTCAATTTTGTCTAGAATATCTATATCAGACATTTATACTTCCTCCAATCTATCATCTGCCATATCAGCTAATTTTATAGCTTCTTTCTGGTCTATATCTTTAGTATTAACGGCTTTTTTGATATCTCCTAAAACCTTAGTTATGTCTTTAGCAGATTTGGCTCTTTTTATTCTATCAGCAAAGCTTTTATACATTTTACTAGCTTCAATAATCATGTCTTCTTTCAAATATTTGTCTACTAAGTTCATCATACTTCTCCTTCAACATATCTTGGCTCAATCTCCGTATCTCCTTGCGGAACGTAGGCTCCTAATATGTTGTTAAACTTTAATCCTTTCCTCATCTCAATATTTTGTTCTGCTTTATCTGGTATTTCTTCTTCTACTGGTTCTTTCCTATCAAGGTCAATCATCCATCTGAGCCTGTCTCCCCAAACTCTGGTTTGTCCAGATCCCACAATGTTAACTGTACTTCCAGCTATATATGATCCTCCCACAACACTTGACTCATTCTTTGAAGGAACACATTTCCTTGTAGTCTTATCCCATACTTGACCTTTCGGACATTGATAACCTATACTACTCACTCCTCTACGTACACCACCTATAACATCTACATGTCCTTTAGCTAGGTTAGTTGCTACGTTACCTGTAGTGGTGGCTCCAGAAGTTTGATCTCCTAGTAGTTTATCTATTTTATTAATGATGTCCATATTATACCCCACTCGGAAGTAAATGTAAACAAACTATTTACGCTATGTATCTATGTTCTACACCAAGTTTTTCATACAATTGCCTATTAACAAATGACTCCCAGTTTCCTTTTTTGAATCCAGCACGTCCTACAGGATCTCTAAACTGCATGACATGTTTTCTTAATTGCTTTGGAAATGCTTGTCCATAGCGATATTTCTTTCCCATGTATGTAATATTTTCAGCGAACTCTACTGTTTCTAATTCAAAGGTTTCTGGAACTCTTATATATCCCATTTCTTTTTCTTCTGGTGTGTGATAGAATCCAAGATTAATGTCTACTTCTGTACATGTGTCTCCATCCCAGTCTTTAGGATCACATAACTCCCATGTAACAGTAACGGTAGGCCCACTATAGCGTTCTACTAGTAATCTGTCTATTTTATCAATTAGAGTCATTCTCCCATTCCCTTTCCATTGCCTTGTCTTTGTCTTTGTCTGATTTTTCTTCCTGTACCAACTGGTACACATTCACCTTTAACTGGTCAGTATTTTTGTCCTTCTGGACATTTCATCTCTTCTCCAATTAGAAGTAAATCAAATTTATTCAATATGGCATCTTCGTTAGAGAATTCAGCCCATTGTCCTAAACAAATGGCTAGTCTTTGTTCATGTGATCTTTCTTTTTTTGATTTATGAGTGATCTCATGCATACACTTATCCATATACTGCCATCTCTTTTGTCCTTTCTCTGGTTTGACTGGCATAATTATTTCTCCTTAACGTAAATTTCAGCTAGTGATTGAGCTAACCTAGATTTGACTGGAACTGGATCTGGATCTTCTTTAACTTTCTTTTTCTTCTTCTTATGATCCGCTCCACACATCTCATCTACGTCTTCTTCTTTAGGTTCATCCACTTTCACTTCTGGTTTGATGTCCTTTTCCAATGCATCTTTAAACTTGCTGGTTTTAACGGCATCGTCAAATGCTTCAAATAACTTAGGATCGTTGACATTCATTTTTTTCTTCTCTGTGATAACAGACTTCTTCTCTTCTTTAACTTGAATGTCTACAGGAACCTCAATGTCTATTTCATTTTCCCAAGGAGTCACGAAAGCTTCATTGTTAGCCACAATGTCTAGTCGAGCATTTACAGTAACTTCTTTGTGATTAGAAATAGATTCTGTAAGACGATTACTTAAAAGAGTTTGGAAAGCTGGAACTTTTACTCTAATAGTGCCAGATTTAAAAGTAGCAGGAAATCCATACTCTACATCTTCAAAGACAAATCTTAAATATCCTTTAAGATCCTCTTCTTTACATCCTTTTGTATCTACGTTAAATTCTAATGTTTTAGGTTCATTTATTTTGATATTCATAATTACTTCTCCTAAAATGTATAAGCTTTCATTAATATTTATAAAATTTTAACTAGATTTGATCGTTTTTATATCTATTCCAATCGCTTGTTTTGTTTTCTCCTTTGCTGGTATGGCTTTAATCAAATCTTCTTTTACTTCTTCTTTCAAGGTAACATTGATTCTAATTTCTTTCTTTGGTTTCTTCCTCTTAGGCTCCGTTACCTTTATTATCATTTGTTTATTAAATTTCTTTGGTATCTGTACAGTAACTTTGATAGCACTTGAGCTTGAAGAACTGCTCACACTTGAAGAGCTTGAGGTTGATGACCATGAACTACTGCTATAGCTACTGGATATTGACGAAGAGCTACTTGACGAAGAGGAAGAAATATCGAACCAAATAAATTCTGGTCTTCTTGGTGCTACAGGATATACAGGATATCCTCCTCCTCCTTCTTCTCTAAATGATGAGGAAGACGATGACTTAGACGAAGAGCTTGAAGACAAGCTGGAGCTTGAAGAACTAAAGCTAAATGAGGATGAACTAAATGACGAAGAAGAAGATGATACAGAGCTTGAAGATGAGCTAACCGAACTACTTGAGGAACTTGAACTTGAAGAACTTGAGCTTGAGGACGATGAGCTACTTGACGAAGATGAACTGGATGAGGAACTTACGGAACTGGAGCTTGACGAAGACGAAGACGAACTGGACGAAGACGAAGATGAACTTTCACTTGACGAAGAAGAACTCACAGATGAGGAACTACTTGAAGAAGAACTCACGCTGGAACTTGACGAAGATACAGAACTACTGGAACTGCTCACGCTGGAACTGCTTGACGAACTTGAGGAAGAACTGGATGAGGACGAACTGCTTGACGAACTGGAGCTTGAAGAGGATGATTCAGAACTGCTTGACGAACTGGAGCTTGATGAAGAGGATGAACTTTCAGAGGAAGAACTTGAACTGCTTGAACTTGATTCGCTGGACGAAGAAGAAGAACTGCTTACGCTTGACGAACTTGAGCTTGACGAACTGCTAAAGCTTGACGAACTTGAGCTTGACGAAGATGACCGTGACGAACTGCTTGAGCTAACAGAACTGGAACTGCTAGAACTTGATTCGCTAGACGAACTTGACGAACTTGACGAAGATTCACTTGACGAAGATTTACTAGATGACGATGAGCTAACTGACGATGAGCTAACTGATGATGAGGAAGAAGAAATTGAAGATGAACTAATACTGGAGCTTGAGCTTGATTCGCTTGAGCTTGAAGATGATTCAGATGAGGAAGAACTGGATGAGGATGAACTGCTTGACGAAGACGAACTACTAGAACTTGAGGACGAACTGCTTGACGAAGATGATTCGCTGGATGAACTACTAGAGCTTGAAGAGCTTAGAGAACTGGAGCTTGACGAAGACGAACTACTTGAACTTGAGGATGAGCTACTTGAACTTGAGGATGAGCTACTTGAAGAGCTTGACGAAGACGAACTACTAGAACTTGAGGACGAACTGCTTGACGAACTGGATGAGCTACTTGACGAAGATGAACTTTCAGATGAGCTACTGGAGCTACTTGAACTTGATTTACTGGAGCTTGAGCTTGACGAACTACTAGAACTTGAGGACGAACTGCTTGATGAACTGGATGAGGATGAGCTAAAAGAAGATGAGGAGGAACTACTAGAACTTGAGGACGAACTGCTTGAACTACTTGATTCGCTGGAGCTTGAGGACGAACTGCTTGACGAACTGGATGAGCTACTTGAGCTACTTGACGAAGAGAACGAACTGCTTGACGAAGATGAACTTTCAGATGAGCTACTTGAGCTACTTGAACTTGATTTACTGGAGCTTGACGAAGACGAACTGCTAGAACTTGAGGACGAACTGCTTGAACTTGAGGATGAGCTACTTGATTCGCTGGAGCTACTTGAGGAAGATGATTCTGATGAAGAGCTTGACGAACTACTAAAGCTGGAGCTTGACGAAGATGAACTACTAGAGCTTGACGATGAGCTACTTGAACTTGACGATGACGAAGACGAACTACTGGAACTTGACGATGACGAAGACGAACTACTTGAACTTTCAGAGGAAGAACTTGAACTGCTTGAGCTACTTGAACTTGACGATGAGCTACTTGAACTGCTTGACGATGAAGACGAACTACTTGAGCTTGAGGATGACGAAGACGAACTACTTGAGCTACTTGAACTTTCAGATGAGCTACTTGAACTTGACGAACTACTAAAGCTGGAGCTTGACGAAGACGAACTACTAGAACTTGAGGACGAACTGCTTGACGATGAAGAGCTACTTGAACTTTCCGATGACGAAGACGAACTACTGGAACTTGACGATGACGAAGACGAACTACTGGAACTTGACGATGAGCTACTTGAACTTGAGGACGAACTACTAGAACTTGAGGAAGAGCTACTTGACGATGAAGAGCTACTTGAACTTTCCGATGACGAAGACGAACTACTGGAACTTGACGATGAGCTACTGGAACTTGACGATGAGCTACTTGACGATGAAGAGCTACTTGACGAAGATTCGCTGGAGCTTGAACTTGACGAACTACTTGAACTTGACGATGAGCTACTTGAGCTACTTGACGAAGATTCGCTGGAGCTTGAACTTGACGAACTACTAGAACTTGACGATGAGCTACTTGAACTGCTTGACGATGATTCGCTGGAACTGGATGAAGATTCGCTGGAGCTTGAGCTTGACGAACTACTAGAACTTGACGATGAGCTACTTGAGCTACTTGACGAAGATTCGCTGGAACTGGATGAGCTTGAGCTTGAGGATGAACTACTAGAACTTGACGATGAGCTACTTGAACTTGACGATGAGCTACTTGAACTTGACGATGAGCTACTTGACGAACTGGACGAACTGCTAGAAAATGAAGAAGAACTTGAGGATGAGGATGAGCTACTTGAACTTGAGGATGAGCTACTGGAGCTACTTGAACTTGAGGATGAGCTACTTGACGATGAAGACGAAGACGAACTACTAGAAAATGAGGATGAGCTACTGGAGCTACTTGAACTTGAGGATGAGCTACTGGAGCTACTTGAACTTGAGGATGACGAAGACGAACTACTTGAACTTGAGGATGAGCTACTAGAAAATGAAGATGAGCTACTGGAGCTACTTGACGATGAGGACGAACTACTAGAACTTGAGGACGAACTGCTTGAGCTACTTGACGAACTGCTAGAGCTTGAGGACGAACTACTTGAGGATGAAGAGCTACTGGAACTTGACGAAGAGCTAAGTGACGATGAGGATGAACTTGACGAAGATGACCCTACAGCTAAATTCATACAGTCTATACAAAATTTGTGAAGTGTATTTCCAGGTGACGTATGTATGGTTTTAAGTACAGCCACACCACCACTAACGTAATTAGTCATTGTACTAGGTAAGTTAAATACCTTAGTCTGGTAGTTAGCATTTTGTGGGAAATCTGTAGAATCTGCCGTTACGTTATCATAAGAAAGAGTATTGTAGTTATATATTCTTAATTTTATAATATGAGCAGGATTGGCAGGATTATATCTAAATCTTATAGTAACTGTATATTGAAAAGAAGGATTCAATCCTTCAAAAGTAAAATCAGCATCAAAACCTGGAGCACCAGTACATTCATTAATACATAACACATCGTCATCAAAACAATTGCATAGAGAAATGTGATCTCCTCCGCTTATTGTACATGTGTTCATTGTAACATCTACAGGACAACCAAACGGAACAGCACTTGAAGATGACTCGCTTGAACTTGACGAAGACGAAGACGAACTACTAGATGACGAAGAAGAGCTACTTGACGATGAGGACGAACTGGACGAACTGGAACTGGACGAAGAAGAACTTGACGATGAGGATGAGCTATAGCTTGAACTGCTTGACGATGAGGATGAACTTGACGAACTGGACGAACTGGAACTGGACGAAGAAGAAGAACTTGAGGACGAACTGGACGAACTGGAACTGGACGAAGAAGAAGAACTTGAGGACGAACTGGACGAAGATTCGCTGGAACTGGAGCTTGAGCTTGAAGAGGACGAACTGGACGAAGACGAACTGCTTGAACTTGACGAACTACTAGATGACGAAGACGAACTTGACGAAGACGATTGACTAGATGAACTGGAGCTTGAGGATGAGGATTGCAGACCTATATCTTCTATAATAGTAGGAGGACATGAAGATGAAAGAGAAGAGCTTGAAGAGCTTAGAGAACTGGAGCTTGACGAAGAACTTGACGAAGATGATTCACTTGAGCTTGACGAAGATGAGCTTGTCAGAGTAACGTCATCTATAGTAGTGGGATTTAAGCATGGTTCCCTATCCCATAGACTTGCGAAAATCATATGTCTTTGAATTATTACACCACTACTTAAAGTATGACTCCATGTATATGTGCCACCACCAGATGGAACTGTTTTATAAGTTAATCCTACTGTACTGTTATCATTAGCTTCATTAAATACTTCAATTTGACTATTACTATGAGATAAATACACACCACCACTAGGTGGGGAATCTCCAATTCCTTCACTATTGATCAAATGATGTAGAATTATATGACTAAATGAGTCACCAGCACTTACTGGTACAGAATGAGAAAATGTTTGTAAACCAGCCGCTCTTTGTATTTCTATCGTTTTACTTACTTCTGGTATTCTTTGTTTAATATCCTGTAGAACTACGGCAGTTAAGTATGGTTGAACATCTGGTTCATTAGCTCCAGAAATCTGAGCGGTTATAGTATACTCTCCACCTACAGATGGTAACTGGTTTTCATAAATTGCATAAAGCTGAATATTGCTTATTCTGCTATTAGGAGCTACTGCTTCCGCACCAGATATTAAAGTCATGTCTATGCCGTTAAATTGACACGAAGCAACATAACTTCCTGTGGATGCATCTTCCCATGACACACCAGCCACAACTACTCTATTTAAAGGACATCCACAAGGTTCAGCATAGTAACCAGATGGAGGTATTGAAATGGAAGCGGATACAGAGTCAGTAGCAGTACTTCCCAGTATTCCTGCTTCCGCATGTACGTCAAGACCTTTGAAAATTCTTATCTGCACCCATCCTAAACTAGTAAACTCATTTCCGTTATACGGAGTCCACCCTATACTACCTAATCCTATTTTTGTTGTAGAAGTTTTATATTCTACTCCGATTGCTGGCCCCTCTGCCAAGGCATCATATTTGTCTAAAACGATTTGAGCAGAAGACATTGCTCCTAAAAGCCATTCCTCTGAAATAGCTGTAGCTGTAGGACACCAGAAGGTTAATGTTTCAGAATCA